TGGCATCTTTATTTGACATATAGTCAAAACTTTGTGTTGCTTCAATATCATCATACCAAGAACCACCACCAGTTACATAAAAAGATGATGAAGGAGTTACATTGTAATTCCAAATATAGCTTGCGCTTTCCCATAAAGGCAAATTATCATTACTCCAATAAAAAGTATTTTCTACCCATTGATCAGAGCTTCCCGATTGTCCTGTGTATAGCCAAGAAACTCCATTTGTTGATTGAGGCACTTGTGCGAATCTACCTGTTCCCATAATCCATGATTGAGAAACAGGATAAACATCTAAAGAGTATGTTTGACTTAAGTTTTGTGCGAAAGCTAAATTTAATTTTAGACTTGCTTCATAAGAACCACTTACTGACTGAGATGCAAAGGTCTTTAGTTTAGATATATCGGCTGGTGAAAATTGTAATACTGCTCTTCTAATATCTTCTTGAGGAAATAATTGATTTGTAGTATTGTAATTATCATTAGCAGCTAAGTCGTAAGTGTAGTAGGGATTTTGTGTGAGTAGTTGTTGTTTATTATAAAAAGCAACTCCATCTTGAGAGTTCTTAACAGATACTTCCAACACTTGATCGATACCAGTATTCTTAACTGGATATCTTGAATAAATTGTTGCATCTGCTGATGCGAATATTTGATATACTGCCATATTGTTATAATGTTACTACGCGTCCTTGAATATCTGTGTCAGGATATTTAACTTCAAAAATAGAAGGATCTAATGAAGGATAAATTATTCCATTTAAAGTTGCTCCTGCAATATCATAACTGTATTGAGAGTAACCTGTGTTAGTACCTGATAAGTTAATAATAGAAATTCTATTAGTTGTCTGTACTCCTGCTACTTGACTTAATGAGGTATAAATGTTAGCTATAATAATAGGTTGATTTACTTGGTAGTTTTCTCTATTAAAGAATACTTTTAACACTGCCAAACAATTAGCTATTGTATCTCTTGCAGAGAAGTTTGGTAATACAACAATATCAAAACTAACTTTTATATTTATAATATAAGCAGGTTTTAATCTTATAGTATCAGTAAGCATTCTATACTCTTTCAAATAAGTTTGAATATTTTGTAAAATAGCTGGGCCTGGTGTTTCAAATTGTCCATCTACATTATAAGAAAGTAGATATATTGAAGTTGCTAAAGGATCTCTTTCACCTGGTTGGTTAACTACATATTGAAAGAAAGTTGCTTCGTCCTTAGTAACATAAGCTTTCGCTACTTGACCAAATTTAGCTGGCATACCTAATACCATACCTAGATAATCTTGCTGTGTTACAGCTCTCATTTGAGTAGGAAATTGATTAAGAGTGTTTAACTTTAATTGTTCAGGACTATCACCATCACCCCCACCTATTGCTCTTTCTGCATTATTGAATGCTAAAGAAGCTAATATAGTACCAGCTAATGTAGGATTAGGAGGAGAATTATCATAATCAGCTGGAGCACTTACAATGTTTGTTAGTTGGTTTACTTGTACATTTGAAACTGCTCCACCACCTACTATATATTGAACTGTTAAAGTTGTATTCTGAGGTGCTAGACCATAAGTGTCGTTTGTTACAAAGTTAGTTGGATCGAAGGCGGTATTCAAAAGAGTCATACCATTTACTGTACCAATTCCTACATTATTTGGATTAGGTAGATATCTAGAAGCTGTTGCTTGATTTGAAATACCTGCTCCGAATTCTAAATCTAAAGAATTATTTTCTTTAAATCTAGAAACAAATCTATAAGGTACTAATTGCTTTTCTAAAACAAAAGGAACTTCGTTTGCTTCTGAATATAGTTGAGGATATGCGGCTTGAGTATTAGCAATAGGCTTTAAGATGAAATTTTGAGCTAGGTAGGGAACTTCATACCAGATATTACCATCACTATCTTCAACATTAATAATTTCAATTATATTAGTATCTTGAATATTTCTAACAGGAAATCTTTCTGCAGCTCCAAAAGTAAGTGTAGTTGACTTAACTTGACCAGAAATGGCTTGAGTTGTTTTCTTTAAAAGATATGTATTTGGATTACCACCTGTAGTTGTATAAACTGAAATATCAGTTGGATTAATTGAAGATGATAAATTAAAGTTTACTGAGTTAGGAAGATAAAAGAAAATATTATTGTTTACGTTTGATTTGATTTCTGCACCCTGCTCTAAAGTTAAAGCATACTGAAAATCTGGAGCATAGCTAGAGCCTGATGAAGGAAGCTGTTGGTACACATCCATATTTACTATAGCTGCAGAAGTTACTTTAGGTCTGTAACCTAACATATAAGCTAAGCTGTATAGATTAGAAGGCTGTTTTGCATACTCTAAAAAGGTCTCTTGAGTTTGGTTATCTAAGTAAAAAGACAATACATCTCCAACATAAGCTGCCATGTCTATAAACATAGTTCCAGGAGAAGATGTAGAGAAGTCGTTATAGGATGTAGGATAGTATGCTTTTGCATACTCAATCAAAGCTTCTTTAAAAGTAGCAAAGTCTTTATTAAGATATCTTATGTCTTTATTAGCCATTTATGCTTAGTGTTATAGTGTCAGACTCTCTTGTATTCTTTATAGAATAAGAGAGATTAATCGTCAAAGTATTTTGATCTGGAGATGCTCCAAAAGTTAACTCTGTAATAGCAATATTAGAAAAATAAGCCTCTACACCAGATCTAATCTTTATATCCAGATTCTCGGTTGTCTCAGGAGTTATTTGTTCAAATAAAGCGCTTCTTATACCAGCTCCAAAATTCGAATTAAAAATTCTTTCTCTAGGATCTGTGAGTAAGAAGTTAATTAAGTTAAACTTAGTTTGATCTTTTGTATTATAAACAGTTTCAAAAACAGCAGCATTACTAAAAGGCAAAGAAACTCCAATTCCGGTTGAAGGTCTTAAATCTAGAACATTTATATTTCTTGCATTATATGCCATTAAACTTCTCCGTTTTGTTGCATTTTAGCCATTATAGCTGTAAAATCTGGAACTGCATTGATTTGTATAGCGTCTAGATTTGAACTAGGTCTTGCTGATGCAAGCATGCCACCTACTGAATCAACTACTGGTGTTTCTTTAGCAAAACTTTGCATGCCTGGAAATCCAGCTGCATCTCCTGAATCAAAACTAAAGCCTTCCATATCATCTTCTGACATTGAATGAGCTGTTTCAGCAAGTAAGCTCTTTAAAGGATTATCTTTACCTAAATTTGGTACAGATAGCCTCTTAACTGGTTGAGTATTAAGGGTTCCAGGAATAGTAGGCTTTTTTGGAGCTACTGTCTCTGTGATTGGTTGTTTGTTAGAAATAATAGCTTCCTTAAGAATAGTTGCTAGTTCTTCTTGAAAAACTGCTCTAACTTCTTCACGGATAAGCTTTCTAAGTAAATCTGTTTGTCCCATACGCTTATAAATATTTAGTTGTTATGTTTTTATTGTTTGAATCCAACGCCACCCGTGTTGGTAGATTCTGTATTATTTTCTTTTCCGGTTTCTTTACCAACACCAGCAGCAACACTAGGGGCGGTTATGACATTTGCCCCATCAGTTTTGGCTTGTGCTATCTGAGTTTGAAATGCTGTGGCAGAACTTTTCATCGCAGCTCTAGATCTAAGTCTAAGCTTTTTTCCACCTTTTAGGTTATTAATAAAGGCATTCAAGCCTAAGCCAACACTTTCATCTTCACTATCTGGAGACTCTCCATTATCTTGTAGTAGTGTATCAAAATTAAAGTTAGAATCCAAAGCTGTATTATCTTCTAAATAAGTTAAAGATGTTGATATCACAGCTAGGTCAGAACCAGCAAAACCACTAAATTGAGACTTAACTAGTCCAGAGCTAACTAACTTCACTTTTACTTCTTCAATTATGATAGAAGTATTAGTTGCAAATGTTAAGTCAGATTGAGCTACTATAGCACCATTTTTATTTACTGCTATACCTCTTCTACGCTTATTTACAATAGCTGTATCTACTAACTCTTCATCAACGACTCGTATACTATAATCGCCTAGAGTAGATACATCTGGATCTGTTTTACCATCATGGATAGCTATGTAAGTTGCTAATTGCTCTTGTACTTGTTTTAAATCTGCATAGCTTGCTTTTAAATCAAGTATTACAGCTGAGTCTTTAGTTGTTTCACAAGCTTCTAGTTGTCTTATTGTTATTTCTAGTTTTGATAACAATTCAGTGGCTGAAGCAAGTAGATATCTAACAAAGGATATGAGAACTGATAATAAGCTATTAACTTGTTGTAATCTTCGTATAACTTGGTTTTTGCCATTTGTAGCTGCTTCTCTAGCTTTACTAAAAGAAGCTTGCACACCAGCTGTAGTAAATAAAGTTGGTAGTGGGTTCGATAAGAAGAATACTTCAATAAATGTAAATATTTTAGTTAGTAAAATGGCTATTTTAATTATAAATTGAAGTTGAGTTAATATATTAAAAGTTCTTTGAGCTATTTTTATAAATCCATTAACTTGATTTGAAATTTGCTTTAT